TCCTCATGCATAAGATAAGGGGCAAGTTCACTTCCTAAGTAGAACCCTGCTTCTTTACAGGTATCACCAATTATCGCGTTGGTTAATCCAAGGTTTTCGAGAGCCGTTTTCACCGTGCCATCCGATTTGATATCGCCAAACGGATTCTTGCGGCTTAACAGCAGCGCGCGAAGCGCGGTAAGTAGCTGGTCGTGCCGCCCCTTATCCAGGCTGGCACCGGACGCCTCCACAACGCTGCAAAGCTCCTCCTGCAACATGTCAAAGTAGTCATCATCCAGATCGGTGGCAGGCGTGCCGGTCTGGGGGTTACCACGGGTAAAACCGTTCTTACCCGCGCCGAACTTATCCTTCTGCGCGGTTTTCGTGTCTATACGATGCATGGATTACTCCGGATATTTAAAAATTACGTAGGTATGCGAAGGGCAGAGTTTGTTAAGCACGCACTCGACAACGGTGTCGCCCCAGATACGCAGTGCGGAATCACAGGGATCGCCACATGTCATCCAGGTGGTGTTGGTGGCGGCTGGCATGTTGACCTGCCAGTAATAACGCCATTCCGGCGCATTCACTGCGTCAGTACAGGCCGATGAGCAGGTGAACGTGCTTTTATCGTATCGCGTGATAGTGGCGTCTGGTCTGCCCAGGGCAGCAAGCTGTGCAAGATAAAAATCCTCATTGATGCCGCCCGCCAGATTAACCTTCGCATCCAGCCGTTGCTGACGCTGGCGAAGGGTCTGTGTCCCTGCGGGAATACATTCATCCGGCAGACCGCACAGACGCTCCCAGCGGTTTATCAGTTCAGTGGTGGTGCGCGGATCCAGCTCCCGCATCAGGGCATCCGCACGCTGATGAACGCGGGTTAATGACGGTGCCGCACCGGCAATCGCCGGATCGCTGACTGACCACGCCGGACCGGGCGGCAACAGTGCCGACAACAGACGGATATAATCATCGTTTGTCACGTCCATGAAATCGTCCCCAGTACCGCCAGTTCATTTTTTGCAATGGAGATATTGTCCACCGGTGCAAGCAACTGATGGCTGTATTCCCCGTTCGCACCGGAAATCGCCTCACTGATACGCGATACCTTCAGTTCTCCCTGCGGATAACCATCACGCAGCAGGAACGAACGCAACTCCGCGGTAATGGCAGCCCGTATTTCCGGTGTGTCCGGCGTCACGCGGATATGAAAATCCACCGTATGTGCCACCGGCCTGAATACATACAAATCAGAGCCTGCCACCGGGGCCAGTGGCCCGATATGTTGTCTTGCTGCCGTTTCCGTTGATTCTTCCGGAATGGGATTAATCAGGTCACTGCTGGCAATCATCACACCGACAGTTCCCGTTCCCATCCAGTGACGGTATGTCCATGCGCGGGTAATGCCGGGCACTTCTTTAGCCCAGACGACATAGTCCCCGTCAGCCCCGCCCTGAGGCGTCCAGTAATACCGCTCAATGACGCGGGCGCGCCACGTTTCCAGCTCTTCAGTATCAAATCCACCTGTCAGGGTATCTGCCACGCCGGAAGACGGCAGACCATTCACCGGCGTGACCAGGATTAATGACGTACCGTCGTCAGCGTTACCGACCGCGCCTGCACTTGAGCAGGCGATCGGCACGCGCAGGACACCACTGGAGCTGGTTGCATCGGCAGTTGCCGTGTACTGAACCAGGTCATCGCGCTGAATAACACTCCCGGCGGTCACCTTCAGGCCATCGCTGACACCTTCCCAGCGCATATACCCGCTGGCAGCCGTGGCCCCCTTGCGCGGACACCGTTTCATCGCAGCATGTCGCGCCAGCCAGGACTCATCGCACAGGTCAGGCAGCATGTTCATTGCCAGATAATCGATGTACCCGTAAACCGTATGCAGCGCCGCCGCATACACCTTTGCCCGCACGTCTTCATCCATGCGCCGGAGCGTGTCGCTGACGTCCAGCCTGGCGAATAAATCGTTACGGAGCATACTGATATTTTCTGCCAGCGTCGGGCGCTGAAATTCACTGTCCGCCATGCGTTATCGCACTCCACAGATCATCAAAAGAAATCATTACCGGTCCGTCACGACGCCAGAGAGTGATACTGTTACCCAGTTCATTAATCCCGGTGCGGCGGATATCCAGATCAATACGGGACACCACGCCGTCATCAGTCATCCATTGCAGGCATTCGCGGATATACCCCCTTACCGTCTGCACCAGCTGATTGGTCAGTTTGCTGCGCTGAAGCAGCCACAGTCGGGAGCCGTAACGGTCATTCTGTACCGCAGGCCAGGTATCCCCCCACCATCCCATCGGGACGTCGGCGTTGTCATCAGGCTCCGCCCGCCGCCAGGTAAACAGGGAAATCACCACGGCGCGGGTCAGCGGATCCAGCGGTGCGCTGGCGCAGGTGCGTTTACCGTTCACCGTCAGCCACAGTTCCATCATGCCTCCATCGCTTTATCAGGTTTGTCGGTGTTACTGCCCTGACCGTTCTCTCTGTGACGATGCCCATTATAGGCAAGCCGCATCGCTGACATGGTGGTGCCGCCGGAGTCGCACAGGTCTTTCACCTGTCCTGTCACTTCCAGGTCCATTTCAAAACGCGCTTTAGGTGAATTGCGAAACGTGATCGTTTTACCTGCACCGTCCACCACAATCCCCTCCCGGGTCAGCGTCACGGACTGCCCCTGATCGTCATAGACAGCCACCTCACCCGTCTGCAGCCCTTTCAGGCGGTAGCGCCGGTCCGACACCGTAACAACCACCGCATGAGAACGGTCGCCATCCGGAAACAACACCACCGCTTCCGCACCGCTGTTTGCCCTTGCGGTAAAACCGTAGGGTTCAAGATGTTCAACCCCGGCTTTGGGTTCACCGGCAATCAGGGACACATCCACGGTCTGACATTTCGTGGCGGCACTGATACTTTTCACCACTGCCCGCCCAATCAGGCCGAGGAGTTGTCGCTGCATGGCTTCAATCGTCCTCATCAGAACGGGTCCTCCTGTACTCTGGCTTTTTTCTTTTTCCGCGCGCCGGGGGCTTCGGGTTCAGGCAGATAAGCATCAGGTGGGCCGACACGGATTTCCGTCAGGGTGCCGTTCTGGTCCTGAGTAAACGTGACTTCCGAGACAAGCAGTTCGGTATTGTCGAAACCACAGACCGGATCGAAGACAATCACCCGCTGGTTGGGCTGCCACAGCGTACCGTTACCCTGTCGCCAGCCCTGCACCACATAGGTGGTTTCATCCGTCCGCGCCGCCCGTTGCCGGGCTTCAAAGTCAGCACGCGCGATACAGCCTGCCCCCGTGGCCTGCCCTGTCTGCCTGATATACATCGGACGGTAACGGGCAATAAATGCGTCCTCTGTGCGGGCCCGCAGCGCGGTGGTGGTGGTCTCACCGAAATCATCGTCGTTTCCGGCACGCTGCCCCGCCACCTGGTAAACAGAAAATCGCTCCCGGATACTCTTCTCCGTATCGCAGGAAAGGATGTTTTCCCCGAGTACCAGCGCAGTATGTGCCCGCGTTGAGCCAATACCGCCAATCACCAGCCTGCCGTGCGGGTCGTCGTAAGCCAGTGCCTGCTGCTGACCGAGTATTTTGTTGATTACCTCAATCACCGTTTCACCGTGATCAGGCTGAACATCAGGAATAACACCCGACGGCGCACCGCTGTTCACCACCTCAATACCGAAAGGCGCAGCAAGCGCCTGCGCAATCTGCACCAGCGAGCGTCCGTTAAACTGTGTCGGTTCGGCTGCACAGTCAATCAGGTCTGCCGTCAGACTACGTCCGGCAATACCGGTGCTGACCGAACGGGCATCGTAACGAACGGGCGTCGCCTCCACCCAGCCGGTGATCACCAGCTCATCACCAATCAGCACTTCCACTTTTGAACCATTTTTAATGCGCGGCTGAAGCGTGGTGATACCCTCATCTCCCGGCCACTGGCGGGTGATCTCCACACTGAAATCCCGCGCCAGCCGTTCAATACCGGCACCGATGCGCACCGATGTCCAGCCATTCCACTCCCGGCCATTTACCCGTAGCGTGACATTGTCGTTCATTGCACTGGCACCTTCAGAGGGATCACCGGCACAAAGCCGGGATGCGTAATGGCATTACGCCGGATAATGTCCGCGTCACGCGCCGCGTTATCAAACCAGGTCGCCGCCAGCACCAGCGCGGGTAAAACCTCATCCGGTGTGCGCTGAATGATCCGTGCAGACTGTTCAAGGCGCGTGTTGATATCCGCATTCAGATCTGCTTTCACCCGGCGCAGCGCCAGAAACAGCGCATCACTGGTTGTACGGGACAACTCCTTATCAATTGCCGTATTCAGTGTGTCGCGAATGTCAGTCAGTTCTTCCCACGTCGGCAGATCAACCGTGTTTTTCACCGCCGGTGCATTGTTCAGTGCCGGATGCGTGACGGAAGGCCAGCCGGTGCTCTGCGCAGCTGTTGTTGCCTGCCCCACTGCGGCATTCTGCATCACCGCGGAAGTTGTTGGCGCAGGCAATCGGGTGACGGCATACGCCGCTTCGCTGATTGCGGTCGTACGAAGGGTGCTGGCAACCACGTTACGCTGCTGCGTCGCCGTGGCGGTGGTTTTACTGTCCGTTTTCCAGACGCCGCGCGGTTGCAGATCGCTGCCGAGGCTGACACCGGAAAGCGTTTTGATCATGGTGACCAGGTCGCTGGCGTTACCATAAAGGCGTTTCCCGGTACGCCACATTTTCTGCACCTGCTCAACGAAATTTTTGCCTGACGATGGCGGCGGCAGAAGTACCGAGATATCCCCCTGCAACAGCCTGGCGGCATCCGATACGGCAGAATCCACCACTTTCATCGCATCAGAAACATACCCCAGCATTATGCTGGCATTACCGATAACGTCGTTCTGCACGAAATCCGCCACACCATCGATACTGAAACCGCTGAAGCTGTCACTGATGCAGTCATCCAGTGCAGAACAGGATGACATCAGCGTCTGCGCCGTCGCCGCACCTGATGTGGGGTAAGAGAGTTCTCCTGCTTCGACAAACTTCAGGTCAAAGCGGACAATACGCCCTTCACTTTTCGATGTGCTGACCCGAACTTCCCCGTCAACACAGACTTTCAGCTCACCATATGTCGGGTGGACAAGCGTGCCGGGACCGGGTTTATTCAGCGCTTCAATCAGGCGATCGCGCTGGTCAAAGCAGTCATCTCCCACCACATAAGCTGTGATGGACGGGCGGAAAGTGACTTTTCCCAGATCTTCGGTATAGGGCTTGTCGCGGTTCGGGTATTCATGTGTTTCCACACGGCGACCGGTTCCCGCACTTTCTTCTTCAACCTTAAACGGCACACCTCGAAATGACGCATCCTGAAGCCTGTCTTTCCACGTCATATACACTCCGAAAATAAAAAAGCCACCTATTAGAAGGTGGCCTTGTAATGAATTTTATTAATTAGCGGGTCAGAAACAACGAATCTTTATACTTTTGCTGTTGTTCATTTAAATACTTAGCTGTTTCATCGCTGGCAAATGGAAATATTACCGTATTTTTAGGCATGGTAATTTCTTTTTTGTCCAGCGTCAGAGTAAACATAGGAACATACTGAGCAGAGTAACGCACCGCAGAAACGAGCTCTAGTTTAGACTCTTCAATAACACTTAAATTATCCAGGCTAACTTTCTCTTCATCTTTTTTCTTTGACGCATTTAAAGTTTTTATTACTTTATTTAATTTCTCCTGAAAATCCTCCTTAAAGTTTTCAGGATTGCCGTCGACAACAAGAATCTGTTCACCCTGATTATCTGGAAAAATAATCTTTGCACTTATCAATTTATTTTCTTTATAAACATCACCAAGTTTTATGGCTCCTCCAGATAACTGAATAATATGTTCATCTTTAAAGGAGATGTTGCCAGAGATTATGAGAGATGAAAAAATAGCCGCTGCTCCAAGAATTACACTTGCTGTGATATAGCCTTTCATTTTTCGCCTATTAACATTTTTCTAAATGTGCATTAATTCTATCACTCTATTTATGACTTACAACCAGCAATACATGTGAGGGGAATCCTGGCTACCAAAATCGGGTATAGCCAACATCGTGATTTATATCAATGCCACTGGAGCGTGTTTCCGTAACCCGCATACCTGGTGGCATATTTATAAATGATACCTTGATCTCACCATCAACTTTTGGCGCGGTAGCTTTATTAATCATGAAGGGATTCGAGCCTGTGGCATCGGAGGCGTTGTTTGCCTGAGCCGGATCCACCGCCGGATAAGGAGTGTATCCCCGTGCCGGTATTCCCGTCCCATAAGCATCATAAGCACCCGCGCCCCACTGCGCAGAGTTAATGGCATCGACCGTGTCACCGGAACTGTCGGTAAACCACTCAATAATTGGCTTCAGCTTGTCCCACATATCCTGAAACCACTTAACAACCGGCCCCCAGTTATTGATCACCATCCCCAGCGGCGACCAGGCAAAAACTTTCTTAAGGAGTTCCCAGCCAGCCTCAAAATAAGGACCAATGGTTTCCCAGAGCTTCTTGAAATAAGGTCCGACAACATCCCAGTTAGTGATAATTAATCCCGCAGCCAGGGCTATCGCCGTCGCAATCATGCCAATCGGCGTCATCGACATGATCCTGCTGACAATGCTGATGGCACTGCCCACGCCCATCAATCCCAGTTTCAGAATCGCAAGACCGGCAGCAAGCCCGACGACGGCGCGAATAACCCGGGGATTTTCATCCGCAAACTTCGTGAATTTTTCCCCCAACTCCCCCAGCCATTGCGTGATATTTTTGGCGTCACCAGAAAATGCGCCGCCAATAGCCGCAAGGCCGTTAGTTGCGGTCCCCGTCATTGCCTCCCACAGGTTGGACAGCGTACCAAGCTGTGCCTGAACACGTTTATTCAGGCTGGCCTGTTTATTCATCTTTTGCTGGATCTGATCGTAACCATCCTTTCCTTTATCGATCAGCGCATTGACCACCTGAAGGGTTTCGGCATCATCACCAAATATTGCCTTAAGTACACCTGTTCGCTTAACGTCGGTAAGTTTTCGCAGCTTTGCCAGTTGCTTAAACATGTTATCAAGACCGCCAAAACTTCCTTTGCCGTCAGTAAAATCGAGCTGTACCCCGAGTTTCTGACGGGCCATAACTTTATTGACGTCCCTGATTTTCTTAACGCTTAATCCGGACTGGATAACTTTTCGCAGGGCATTACCTGCCGACTCCCCGTTCATCCCCATCTGATCCATCATGACGCTGATGGGGGCAAGGCTCTGTGCAGCCTGAAGACCGTCCTTGTTCACCATCTTCAGAACAGAACTGGTTTTAGTGAAGAAGGACAACATGTTGGTATCGTCAACGCCCAGATAAAACGCCTTCTGGATAGTGTCGAACAGCCCCATCATGTCTTCTGACGCCGTTCCGGTAGCATCCTGCATCTTTGCAGCAAACTCAGCAGCCGCTTCCGGTGTTTTTTTTAGTTGTACCGCAAGATAAGCTGTCGCTTTACCCACACCGCCAAGAATATTTTCTGCCGGGATCCCCTGACGCACCAGCATCTGCATCATGTTCTGGAAATCAGCCGTTGTACCGGGTAGCTGGTTACCCAGGCCAATAGCCAGTTTATTGATGCCCTGAAAGCTCTTTCCGACCTCGCCGTTCGCATCCATCATGGCGACTTTCAGCCCGGTGGCGGCGTTTTCCTGATCGGCATAAGATTTCAGGGAAAGCGTCAGCCCCGCTGCCAATCCGCCACCAAGCGCCAGCCCACCCTGTGACGCCTCTTCCGCCTGGCGTTTAAATCCCCGGATTTTCTTTTGCATTTTCGACAGCGCGGGAGAAAGCCTGTCGACACCGGTGATCAACGCCTTAAGCTCAAATTCAGCCATGTGTGCGTTTCTCCTGCTCTATCCTGTTTGCCTGACTGACCAGCAAGGGAATTTCACTGATCGGCATATTCAGCAATTCGAAGGGATTAATGCGCCAGTAGCTGGCGCAGTCAAAGAAGCGATCAGTGAGGTATTCAGCCGTCAGGCCTGGAGGAAAAAACCAGCCACAAGCCACGCCGCTGCATTCAGGTCTGCCGGAGACATCTGGTCGACAGAGCTTTGCGGCACTTTCGCCAGCCGCACAATGTATTTCGACACCACATGCGCCAGAAGTCTGACGGACTCATCCTGATTCATCTGGTAGGGATACCCCAGCTCGCGGACATCCTTCCCGGTGGGTTCATCAAACTCCAGTACGGAGAGTGTCTCACCATGAGCGATAATCGGTTTCTTTAACTCAAGCTCTTTCATTACTGGTAATCCCCTTCTTCACCGTGGAACTCAAGATCAACCGTGCCTTCTTCGGCATTATGGTTCGCTTCTCCGTGCAGCCAGGCGGACGACAATACATAGACCTGACCGTTCGCCAGCTCGGCAGTGATGGTCATCTCATCAGACGAGGTGATTTTGCTCACCGGAAAATTCTTCGGCACCTTGAAGGTCCCTTTGACATAAGGCGCACGGTGAGTTTCCTTGCGGTCCACTGAACCGTCCAGGCCGATGATGTCATCATTGACCGTCCTGTTCATGGGCACCTCAATGCCGCCGGTCAGCGATAGCTGCTGACCGTCAATTTTGAAATAACAGGTTCCCCCGATACGGGCCATTATGCAGACTCCTCTGAATACTGAAGACGGAACTGGTTAACCACGGCAAAGACACGCAACTGGTTAACATAGTCAGGCGGGAACAGCGTGTTCAGGCGGTTCGGATCGCTGGCATCACGCTCCACAACCAGGTACTGCTTAAACAGTTCGTAGTTTTCCACGATCCCCGCACGCTCAAGCTGACGGTAGGTTGCCAACAGTTCCCCTTTGATCACCGCCGGGGTGACAATCGCCTGACCGGGACCAAAGCGGGTACCGTCACTGGCAAGCTTGTGACGCCCGTACTTACTGGTAATGACGGATTTCAGTTTGCGCAGTACATACGCGCTGGTATGCAGTGTCTCACTGTCGAGGTAGCTGTTATCCGCAACCCCGTAAGCGTTTTTCCTGTACGTGGTGACATCACGCTGAATGCGCAGTACCCCGCTTTCGACATACGCCGTTGCCACGCCATGAGACAGCAGGGTCTGTTGTTCGGTCATCGTGAACCGTTTCCCCTTCGGCGCAGGCAGCATACCCACCAGCTCACCGGTCTGCGTGGGACGTGCCGGATCGTTGCGGATAAACACCGCTGCGCGGGCGGTACGGCTTGCCGCAAGTTCGTCGGCAGGCGTCTGGGTCTCTTTTTCGTACCCTGCCAGGGTAATGTGCTGCTGGTTAAACTGGTCACCTGCGGTCACCAGTTCTGACAGCGTGCCGATCTTTGCCGTATACACATGACCATACAGCTGACGCGCATAGCTCCAGCGACCGCTGGTATCGTTCATCTCGGTCACCAGCGTGTTAACGGAGGCCGTGTCGTTGAACGGCAGGCCGATATAATCAAACGGCTCATCCGCCATTGCAGCCACCGCGCCGGTGAGAACCGGAGCACCCGTTCCGGCGGTACCCGTCGCCACGGCAATCTGTACGCCCGCTGGCAGCACTTCGCCCCCACCAAAGCCGTAGTAATTGAGGCTGACAGGAATTTCATTCCCGCAAAGCCCCTTATGACGCGCGGTAAGTGTGACCACGCCTGCCGAAGATGAAGCCGTAAACGGCAGGGCCGGAACGGCATTGATGGCATCTTTGATACTGCTGGCAATCGTCGTGACGTTATCGCCGTTGGTCACCGGAGCCTGCACGCGGGTACGTCCCACATAGACATTCACCGTGCCGCTTTCGGTTGCTTCCCCGGTCACCGCCAGCGTAACCGTTGCCGCCGCGCCTGTGGCTTCCGGAACGGCAATCACATACAGCTCACCAAACGGGTCTGTCTGGCGATAAGCCTCGACCATACGCGCCAGCTGACTTCCCGCACCACAAATCTGGCGTGCATAGTCTGCCGACGGCATCAGCACCAGACTGTTGGCAACAATCTCTGCACCGTTATTGGCATGACCAATCAGCAGCGATGCTCCGCTGTCCTGTGCAGTATTCGCAGCCTGGTTATCCATTTCCGCATAAAACAGCGGAACCAGCGTATTCGACGGAATGGTGTTAAAGCTTATCGTCATCGGTGTTCACCTTTTTATTCACGCGCCGGATATCACCCGCTGCTTCACGGCGCAGCCAGTAGTTGTTCTCGTCAACATTTCGCCCTTCGGCGGGCAAAAGGTCGCCGCGGGCAGGGTCAGGCACTGACCGCCCTTTAACAGGTTTGACAAACATGAGGATCCTCAGGAAGGAAGGGTTATTTCGGTGTGATGTTCGATATCGCCGTCAGGCCCGTTACCGGGCTCGAGATAATCAACATCAATCGCCAGCGTTTGCAGTTCACCCAGACTGTTCAGATCATCCTGCTGGCGGGTATCGTCTTCAGTCAGCTCGCTGATGACCGAAAAATCGAACTGATAAATCAGCTCATGACGATTCAGATCCAGCAGCGTGCCGCCGTCATAGGTAATCGGGTTACCGCACGCTTCCGGGTTCCAGCCCAGCAGGGCCTTAAAGAGCATTTGCCGGACATCGTCCACCACATCATACGAGGAAAACTGACCGCGCTCATCACGCCCGTTACTCAGTATGACAACCACGGAGAAGCCCTCTTTCAGCTCCTGCCAGTAGTCGGTCTGGCTTTTGTTTTCTCCCGGAGAGTCATCACCCGGTACCACATACGCCGCCGGGAGTCTCAGCTTTCCGACCTCCGGCAGATTTTTGAACTGTGCCGCGCCTGCCACCCGGTTTTCAAAATACGGGCAGCGGGCACGCAGCGCAGCAATAACAGGCGTCAGTTTCATCTGTGTCGTCGCTCCGGCTTCAGTGATTTACGCAATTCCCGCGCCAGAAAATAGCGTGTCCAGCTGCGGTTCTTTTCAAGCGTTTCCACCATGAAGTTATTACGTGGAGCCAGTCGCCAGCCGCTGCCACCGGATGCACCACGATGATGACTACGACGACGTTTTGCTCCTCCCCGGACACCAAAAAACAGAAACGCCGGATAGAAGTCACCAGAGATCATCCGGTTCCCCTTCCCGTTGCGCTGGTTAGGGGCAATGCGTGTCATAAAACCGGCTCGCTTTTTACTGGCTCTCGGCACCATATAACCAATCGAACGAGCCAGGCGTCCGGTCTGATAACCGGGGTTTTCACCCGGTGCCGACCGCGCACGGCGCATCACCAGCCGACGGGCATCACGCATATGACGCTGCCCAATCGTGACAAACGCCCGCCGGACACGGGCGCGGTTAAAGCGCATCTCGGCGGGCTGCTGAACATCAACGTGAAAAAAGGGAGTCGCCATTGCTGCCTCCGTGACTCTGCCTACATTCGCCCAGCTCCGTACACTCCAGCAGCAGAAAGCGCCGCGCCCCGTTCAGATCACGCTGACGTTTCACCCGGTACACACTGTCATCACAGACCACCTCATAATCAGCAGTGATCCCCCGGCGGTAACGAATGGTGATGTAATGGGTGATGGCGTCCCCGGTCTGCGCGGTTTCCTGCCAGGTGGTGGCACTGGTCTGGATAACCTTCGCCCATGTCCGGAACGTAACCGGGTATTGAGACTCCACGCCAAAGTTATCCGCGGGCATATCCACCCGCTGGCGGATCAGGACGCGTTTATTCAGTTCACCGGGGTCCGGCAGAATGTAGGTTGCGCTGGTCTGCGCCTGACGAATTTTCATTGCGGAAAGTACCTGTACGGGCCGACAAGCCAGCCAAAACTCTGCGGCATGTCGAGTTTCTCCACTTCCGTAACCGACGAGCGGTTTTCGTAAAAATGGCTGATAAGCATCAGCATCCCCAGACGAATATCATCCGGCAGGTGCAGCCCGTCCGGATCGCTGTCCGGAATGGTTTCATCCGGTGCATAGAGCTTCCGGTTCAGATACGTTTCCGTCCGCTTTTGTGCCGCACAGGCCAGCAGTTGCAGATGGCGGTCATCAGCATCGAAATCCTCATCCAGCCGGAGTTGGGCTTTAATCTCTTCCATTGTCAGAAGCATACTCAGCCCTCTTTACTGGTCGTGGCTTTTTTCTCTTTTGTCGCTTTACTGCTTTTTGCACTGGTTCCGCGCTCTGCTAACCCGGCCTGAAGTGCAATCTCCTGCACCCGGGCAGGAAGCGCCCCGTCGTCATACTCACCGGCCCGAATGACCTCAACACGCATACCGTCCGGTGACCATTTCAGATCTTGTTTCAGGATCATGATTCTTCACCCGTCAGAACAGGGGGCGCGGTTCCGCGCCCCTGAGTGATTACGCCGCTGCAATCTTCAGCAGTTTGATGGCCTGCGAATCGACCAGCATCCCGCCGGTGCGCTTGGTGGTATAAAAACCGACAAACGGTTTATTGGTGTACGGGTCACGCAGAATGCGGGTGCCGATACGGTCAACGATGGTGTAACCCCGTTTGAAGTTACCAAATGCAATGGCTTTCGCATCAGCGGCGATATCCGGCATCTGTTCGTTTTCAGCGATACCGTAACCCGCCAGAGAGGACGGCTGCCCCAGTTCCAGCCCAGGACGCCACAGATAGTTACCCTCGGTGTCTTTCAGCAGACGGATGGCAAACAGGCTGTTGTTGTTCATCATGAACTTCGCGCCAGTGCGGTGTGCCTTTCGCAGCGTGTAAATCAGTTTGATAATGGCGTCTGCGGTCACCGCAGTCGCGTCGCCGGATACAATATGCTGAAGTTTGCCGAACGCCCGGACCTTATCGGTTTCATCAGTGGACTCATACGCCAGGAACCCTTTCGGCTTCTTGGTGCCATCGCCGGAGGTAAAGGCAATTTCTTCCTGTTCGGCAAATTCGGTTGCCAGCTCGCTGTTGATCCAGGCCTCCACGTTGAAGAAGGCATCGTCCAGCATTTTCTGGGTAGCCTGCGGGTTGCCGTAGATTTCCCCCATGAGAGGTTCAATCAGCTCCAGTCTGGAGGTGGCAGTCTGGGATCGCGTATCCGTTTCCCCCACCCATCCGGAAGCCGTACCGCCCAGATTCACCAGTTTTTTGTAGTCGGAACCGCCAACGGTGATCACCGTGGCTTCCTGACGCATCGCCACTTCATCTTTCAGCAGGTTAAGAATGTTGCGATCCAGTTCTTCCGGCACGGCGTAGCCACCGTCTTCATCGGTGCCCACCTGCAATGCCTTACGCTCCAGATCGCGCAGACCGTCTTCACGGCCTTTACGCAGGAAGCCCACAAACGCCTCTTTATGCTCGGTGGCCAGTTTATTTTGCGCTCCACCTGCCGGACGTTTCAGCTCAAGCAGCTCTTTTTCAAGGTCGCTTTTGAGATTTTCCAGCTCGCTGAGTTTTCCGTTCAGGGTTTCCACCTGCCCGGCAAGTTTGCCTTTTTCCTGCTCAATCGCCTCAACGCGCTTGTCGTTCTTTGCTTTGAAGTCGTCAAACTTCTGCTGCAGCTCCTGCGCGACCTGTTCGACATCTTTAATATCAACCGCCATCGTATTTCTCCTGATTAGAAGTTCAGATTTTTCAGTGCATTCAGTGCAGAGCCCACATCCTCAGCGTCGCGCAGGGACAGTGCGCCATAGCCCCCGGCCATGAATGCTTTGGCCTGGGTACGGGAGAGTCCGACATCACGCAGGACTCTTTCGATTTTTTTCTGTTCGGGGATTTCCCCGCGGGCCAGTGCGTTCTTGACGTCGCTGATCCGCGCCTCGTCGTTAGACGGGAACGTCACCAGGCTGACTTCCCAGAGGTCGATTTCTTTCAGCAGAAAGGCTTCTTTGCTCCGGTCGTATTCCCAGTCTTTCAGGACGTACCCAATAGAAAGGCCGGTTAACGAACCGGCCTTCATGTGTGCATGTGCGCGTTTTGCGAGGGGATCATCATCAATAAGCAACCGTCCCCTGACGTAAAGCCCGACATTGTCTTCCTTCATTTCGGTGTAAACACCGATGGGTTCATCCATGCGGTGCTGCCAGAGCAGCGCAGGTAACGCTTTTCTGTCACTCCACGCCCGCAGGGAAGCGGCAAATGCCCCTGACATCACCACATCATCGTGGCTGTCCTTTACACCAAAGACGGAGCCATACCCTTCAAACTCACCGGAGTCACTGACAGATTTCAGACTCAGCGGTACATCAAGACGTTGTTTCGTCTGCATTGGCGTTATCCTTCTGCTTACCGGCTTTACTGCCATCGGAGGGTTTCGTGGTCATGTTCATCGGTGTGAGATAGACATCACCACCGGGACGCGGATTCATATCTTCCAGGTCGCGGCAGTCATTGGGAGAGTAAATTCCCCAATTGATCCCGGTAGCGTAGGCTTCAAAACGGGACTTCATATCCCCGCGCAGTAAGGCCCCGGCGTTAAATTTGGCGTAATAAACGCCCTGCTTACTTTTTCGTACCAGTCCGGTGTTGATCCGCTGCTCAATGCGGGTCAGATACGGCACCAGTGAATAGTTGATAAATCCCAGCCCCAGCTCTTCGATATTGTTGAAGGTGGCGCGATCGGTGTTCTGCACCATGTGCAACGGCACCCGGAACAGACGACGGATTTCTTCAAGCTGAAACTTGCGGGTTTCCAGGAACTGGCTGTCCTCGGCGTTCAGCGCCATCGACTTCCAGTCCAGCCCCATCTCAAGGATCATCGGGCGGTGAGCATTGCCAAGCCCGGTGTGACGCTCCTCAAAATCTTTCTTCAGGCGCTCATAAGCCTGATCTGACAGCGTCTGCTCTGTACGCAACACACCCGACGTCACCGCGCCATTGCTGAACAGTCTGGCCCCGTGCTCTTCGGTCGCAGCTGCCAGCGATATTGCCTCGCGGGCATAGGCGATGGGATTCAGCCCCACCAGACCGTCCAGCGTCAGCGTGCGCACATGCCAGATATCTTCCTGGCTCAGTACATCCGTAGAGCCGTCCGGGAATGTGACCTGATAGACCGGCTCCCAGCTACTGTTAAGCTTCGGTACCACACAGCCGGGATCGACGGGCAGCAGTTCAGCCACTTCGCCAAATGCTTTCACTTTGTAGGCGTAAAAGTTTCCCCGCAGGCACAGACAGGTGACCACCAGCTCCCAGAACTCCTGCGGCGTCATATAGCCATTGGGATGCGTGGAGATCAGCTTATGCAGACGCTCGCCGGTGGCTCTCTGTTTCAGGCTGCCGTTCAGGTGATACAGATTGCAGGGCAACATCCCGACCGACTCTGCCAGCACCCTGACGCAGGAAAAAACCGCCGTCAGTCGCATGGCCCGCTGGCTGCTGATCTGCTTTCCGGTATAGGTGTCGTAGGACAACCCGATAGCATCCGCCAGCTCTGCTGGCGTGGTCACCGGTGCGTCACTTTTTCGTTGAAATAATCCCGAAAAGAACACTATTTACCTCCGCCGACAGACGACTGTGTACGGTCGAGATATCGCGCCACCAGCCACGACCAGAACAGGCACAACGCCCCGGCAACAACAAACCCCGCCGGGGGATAAATCAGCCAGGCACCATACGCCAGCAAAAGCGCCCCCAGCACGCCCACCAGAGGCGCGAGAATCAGCATGATCATAATTACCTCAGTTAAAGCGAGCGGATCCCGTAGGACTCAATGTGGTCAGACAGCGTGTCTTCTTTCTCGTACAGCATGGCTCTGCCAACCGCCATAATCAGCGCAACTGCACCGTCAATTTTGTTTTCCGCCTGCTCTTTGACGGGTTTCACCACATCATCGTTACCCGGAATGGTTTTGCCGACCACATTGCCGATACACCAGGTCATGATGGGATTGCCATCATGATGAAAGCGCCCCGATTCAATTGCCGCTTCCAGCTCTTTCATCGGGTCGGACATGTTGGTGTAGTTCTGAATGATAGTGACGGGATTCAGGTCTTCATCAGCAAGGTCATGTGACAACCCGGTCGCCCCGAAGGGGTCGATGGGTGACTCACTGACCGGGCTGATTTTGTTCGCCGCTTTGGCCTCCTCGAGGATGTAGCGATAATCCACCTCCGCACCATCGGTAACGGTCAGAACGCCCATTTCCACCCATTTCTGAAAGCGTTCGGCTGTCCGGCGATCTTCATTTTTCTCGACGCTGTACACCGTGTCATACGGTACCCAGAAGCGCGGAGCCACACTGTAGTAATGCGTTTTACCGTCAATCTCGCGGGTATAAAGTCGCGCCATGCTGTTCATATCCAGCTTACGCGCCAGGTCAAAGGCCAGAATGCACGGTTGCCCCTCGAACTGTTCAAGGGTCAGTGATTTATCCTCGCAGCTCTGCCAGCTCACCAGGTTGAAATACGCCGAACGCGCCGACACCCAGATATTGAGGTGTTTTGTTTTAAAGACGTTTGCCAGACGGGCGTTATTTTTCGCACGCTGCTGCTGACTTAACAAAAATTCGCGATAAACCGACACGCCAATATTCGGGTTAGCTTTTTCCAGCACCTGCGGGTCGGTCCAGTCATCGCCTTCGTCAACGGTATAGATGATCCCGAACAGTTCATCGTTGGGTACCGAACCGTTGAGCATCTCGATAACTTCCCGCCGCTTGTCGTAGCACGGCCCCTCAATGTTGTACCCGGCGGTGGTGATGGCCCACATCAGTGGCTGACGTCGCGCGCCCATCCCGGTAAGCATCGTGGTATAAAGCGCATCGGTGGCGTGCTCGTGATATTCATCCACCACGGCACAGTGGGGTGATGAACCATCACCGGGGTTACCGATCAGCGGTTCAAACCGCGCGCCATCCTCCGGACGGTTCATGTTTGAGGCGTTAACCTCAATCCCGAACGCTTCCGTCAGCATGGGTGTGCGTTTACACATCAGTCGCGCCGGGCGAAAGACTTCCCACGCCTGTTTCTCTGTCGTGGCACCGGAATACACTTCCGCGCCAAACTCGTTATCACAGGCAAAACAATACAGGGCAACACCGGCAGAGATTGCCGATTTGCCGTTCTTACGGGGGATTTCGGTATACACCTCCCTGAAGCGGCGCAGCCGGGAGCCTTTATTGACCCAGCCAAACGCACAGCAGATCACAAAGAGCTGCCACGGTTCCAGCGTGATGGGCATCCTCTTGAATGCCCACTCCCCCTTGGTGTGTGGCAACAGCTGAATAAATTTCGCGGCCCGTTCAGCCAGGTCCTTGTCGAAGCGGTAACGAAACGACTTACTTTTTTCCGCCATCAGGTCATCAAGATGGCGCTGGCAGGCCTGAATCACAAACTGGCAGGCCACAATCTTTCCGCGCACGACATCACGGGCATACTGATTGGCAGCATTTACGTTGGGGTAAGATTTCCGGCTCATGATTCGATGATTTTCAGAAACTGGTTAGTGGCTTTCTTCTGCCCCGCCAGGCCAATCAGACGCTGGCGGCTGCTGGGGTCGAGTCCGAGCATTGCCCCCGTGCTGCTCATCTCGGACTCCTGTTCTTTCTTGGCGGTCAGCTCCGGATTTTTGACCATGCCACCCATTGCACCGGTGATGGTGTTGCCCTGTCTGGCAATATTTTTCACGGCACGCCGCCAGAACTCGTAGGCCACGCACCACCGCTCAAGCACCGCGAGGTCAGTCACGCACAGCAGGCCCTGACCGCAGAGTTCTTTGGTTGTCAGTTGCCACATGATCGTGGCGAGAGGGAGATCTTCTTCAGCGAACCACTCCGGTGGCTCAACACCTTTGATGGGCGTAAAAACAGGTTCATCTTTATTCAGGGCTCGCTTGCCGGGGTTTCCGGCCAGCGCCTTGCGCGCCGTTGGCTTGGGGCGACGCCCGGAACGCCCCGCCGTTCCAGCCATATGCGGCACTCCTGGTTAAATTTCATTTTTCGCGGGTATAAAAAAACGATGGGGCGGGCAGTCCGGATGACGTCAGGTCACAGAGATTTGACCCGCCCCTCCCCTCAGACAGTTGAGAGTTATTATCACTTAAGCCGTTCACGGGCCGTCTTCGCCTTATGACACGGCCAGCACAGACTCTGCAGATTACTGTCGGCATCAGTGCCGCCATGTGCTTTAGGGATGATGTGATCAACGGTTTTCGCTTCACGCGCCACACCAGCACGCAGACATAACTGACACAGGCCTTTGTCACGTTGCAGCACACGCACACGGATAACATCCCACTTAGAACCATAACCGCGCTGATGACGGGATTGTCCTGACTTGTATTGCTTCCAGCCTTCGCTTTTGTGGCTTTCGCAGTAGCCTGACGGGTCTGTCGTGGTATTACGGCAGCCGCGAACGCGGCAGGCTTTTGGAGTTCGAGGGGGCATAAATATATTCCTGTTCTTTGTCCGGACTATTTGACTGCTGCCAGCAAAGCGTTACGGCGCATCTCGATACTTCTAATCCCCGCTTTGTCAATATTGCATTGTCCCAACGCCGAAAGCAGGCTCACATTCAGATCCAGGCTGGCCCCATAGGTCAGAAGATCGGGAATAACTGGCTGGGGAGTTTCAGTAGTCAGGCTTGCTGGCAACGGTACCGCCGGAATAGGCACGTAAACTGTTCGCGTACTTCCGCAACCGGTCAGCAGCGGCAGCAGGCACAGGACGTGAAGCACAATCATCATCCGCAACAGCCACTTTGATATCAGCCTGGGTTCTCTGTGACTCCAGTGCGATCTGCTGTTTTGCATGCTGGTTAGCCTCCAGAACTGTATTGACGAGTTGCAGTGATTGCAGGACGTTACGGGTAATGGCTGTTGCAGATTCAGCATTTTGTACAGCCTCATCAGCACGTTTCTTTTCGTGCTGATATTTGCTGTAGTAGTGGTTGGCAGACCAGATGAAAGAACCAATGACAGTAAAGAAGAATGCAGCGATAACCAGCTTATAGCTCAACTTCATTTACCACCCCACCAGCCTCTTTAAACCGGGAAATCAGGTCACTGATTTTATGTTCATACTGACCGTAACCTGCACCAGGTAACGACGCCCAGATATTGCTGCAACGATCGATAGCCTGACGGATATCACCGCGATCAATCATCGGTAAAGCGCCACGCTCTTTAATCTGCTGCAATGCCACAGCGTCTTGGCTTTTCGGAGAGAAGTCTTTCAGGCCAAGCTGCTTACGATAGGAATCCCACCAACGGGAAAGAAGCTGGTAGCGCCCGGCTGCTGTTGATTTGAGTTTTGGGTTTAGCGTGACAAGTTTGCGAGGGTGATCGGAGTAATCAGTAAATAGCTCCCCGCCTACAATGACGTCATAACCATGATTTCTGGTTTTCTGCCGTCCGTTATCCGTTCCTTCTGACCATGCCACCATATCGAGGAAAGCTTTACGCTGAGGATTAAGATTTTGCATTTTTCACCCCTGTCAGTCGTTCCCAGAAGTACGTCAGTGCAACCGAACCCATCGCACCACTAATCCCCGCTGTCGCGAGAATCATGTAAATACTGAATCCACTTTCGATGCTGATCAGGCCACCAATAACACCGGTGAATCCTGATACCACTATCTGAGCCAGAGCATTTATCCAACTCCACGTTGCTTTACTCTGCTTCACATCTATCAGGTAGCGGACCAGACCGCCCCAACCTGCGATGATCAGCAAAACGAGCCAGAACGCTCCGGCAAGGCTCTCTTTTTCGTGCATATGAATAGCCAATGTTTCGCCGCCGACAAAAGGCCGGGACGTTAAATGTCAGAAATCAGGCTCACGGGGTAATTTAACGACAAAGCACGGAGTTGATGCTCCCCGCAAGCCTGGAATAAAAAAGCCAGCATGTAGCTGGCAACAGAGGGTTAAGCAATATCAACTCAACAGCTGAAGACACCCTGGCTGGGGTACGCTGGAAGGATACTCACCGCCCAGAAACAGAAAAGCCCAAGGCTTTAAACCTCGAGCTTGAATTTGGAATACTGCCAGTGCGTACAACATTGGCAAAATATCAGATTTATACAAAATATATGCTTTTTAATCCAGTTTTGCAATATCTTGCTGTGAAAATGTGGTCTTTTGTTTTGAACGTGTTTTCGTTAAAAGCAATAAAGCTTGGCTATCAAGCTGTAGAAAAATGTGCTTCATTGCAACCCAGCGTTCAGTAAATGTCTCAGACCAGTTTTTTGATGTCACTCCCACCAGTGATGCCAGCTCCTGGTATTCATAGGTCTTACGCCCTGCCAGCTCGTTCTTCACATCCTGTGCCGCCAGCCAGATCAACTTCTTCAAACGTTCCAGTGTCTTACCTGCAATTTTCCTGGTACCCAACAGAGTCTTAAACTCGCTCCATACCCACTGCGTTATGGTGACCTGATGTTCCCAGCGAACACTTTCGCTGTAACTCCACAGCAACCACGCTTTCTGATGTTCTTCGAGAGACAGAACCGCGCGGCGCCATGAAGATGTTGAGAACTCAACCTGGCTGACCAGTGCAATGGATGAACCTTTTGCGTACGACTGCTTACCGGAAATCGGCGGATTATCCAGCGTAATCATCTTGCCCGTTACCTCATCCAGAATGCGCGGCTTCTTTCGTTTATATTTACCAGTATCAAATTGTGCATGCTCCAGCCAGGCTTCAAGCTGGCCTTTCGTTGCTCCGCTCAAATCAGCAGTAGCCACAATGAGTTGCTCGCGGACATACTGTAAATATTGGGTATTCATGCGGCAGCTCCTTTCAGTGTTTTGGCGTAATTCTTCAGTATCCGGTAATCGGTCAAAACAGAACCGGGAAAACGATATAAGCGCAGGCGCACCCAGCGGCGGCGAAGACGTTCTGCCATATAAGACTCAAACATCATTCATCTCCCAGTTCAGTGATGGTCAGCTCCAGCTTTCCACCTTTGGTAACGGGCATCTTCATAACGCGGTAATCAACGACCTGAGCATCATCCAGCCAGAAACCTGCTTTGGTGAGTGCGTCAAAAGCGGCCTTTTGTAGATTATCCAGGTCACGGCGACGGCGATCCGGCATGTGACACTCAATGCGGATTTTCACTGGCATAGCCAGGCCGATATCCAGCATTGCGTTTTTAATGATTTGAGCGACGTTATCGCGGTATGCCTGTCCCTCTGCGCTGACGTGCGTGCGCCCGCGATTATGGCGGTAATAGCGATTATTGCTCGGAGGCCAGGGTAATGTGATGCTGTAGGTATTCACGCCTTAATAACCCCCTCTTTCAGCCAGATAACCTGTGTTCTCGCCATACCTTCCAGCGCGCATTCTTTTGCATATGCTGCATCGACAAAATGTGTGCGGCGGTCGATTTCGTCGTGGCAGGCAGAACATGCAATGGTGGCAATCAGGTCTGGCGGTTTGATACCGGTACCGCACAATCCAGCCAGCCGGATATGTGCCAGTACAGACGTTTCAGGGTTGCCATTACATACGCCAGGGATTCTTACCTGGCATTCCCGACCACGCGCTGCTTTTCTCAAATCAGCCATGACTCCTCCTTGCTGCCAGTCGCAACCATTTTTTATCAACCAGGCTGGCGGTATATCCGAGCAGTGTTGGTATTTCGGAAGGCTTCAGCTCAGGTTTACGCTTACGACGATTTGGTACTCTGTAAATGTGCCCGTTCATGACACGAATAAGCGGTGTAGCCATTACGCCTCCTGCTTGTCGCGCAGCAGCTGGAACTCGCAGCTCGGCGGAATAGTCAGGTGGCAGCCAATATTCATCGCCCAGGCTTCAACCTTACACAGGAAGACATACATCTCTCCGGTATCAAGATCGGAGGTATGGCGTAACGACTGAATAGTGGTGATTTCACCGGTTACGACATCAACCAGGTCTTTGGTTTCATAACCGAGGTATGTGTGTTTGAGAGCATCTTTTACCCATGCTGCAGTAGCGAACGATTTCCCCCTGCTTATGAGGTATTCACTGATTTCGCTGTACCACATGTGGCTAAGTGCATTCTGGGAAAGACTGCGTCTCTCGCGCCACGGTTTAAGCACCATGCGAAAGCATTTGCCGTCCTCCAGATAAGGCTGGATCTGCTGACCGATAGCGGTGAAGTTACCGCGATGCAGTTTGATGCCATCTTGTGGTAGGTTCACGCTTCACCTCCACAGAGGTCAGACGCTGGATGCAAAAAAACGCAGGTGCATTTCTGCATCTGTGAAGGGAGAAGAGAATTTGGATTGTGTGTGCGCATAAACGTCCCCGTTTAGCGCAGAAGTCACCGAAGTTGTTCAGGCTCCGGTGATACAATTATGGCGAATTGATTATTCATAATCAAACAAGATAAGGTCTCAAACTTCATGCAAGCCAAGATTTATTTCTGACAGAATCATACAAAGAAGCTATTGGTCAGAATCTACTCGGACTGTAAAACATACACATAACCTTAAGCTCTCACTTTAAGCATTGTTGAAATAATACCCGTCAAGTACAACCTTAACCACGACTGGGATATTTCCCTAGCTACCACGAGTTGTACGGCTATTAAACTGTCGTTAAATTCAGTAAGAGAATTTCATCCGATAAGTCAAGGCATGTAAAACATGAAAATTAACAAGATATTATCATCTGCAACACTATTGTATGGTATGTCAATGGCCATGTCGGTCGGGAGTTGTGCAACACCTGTCCAGACTAATCTTCCTGGTTACACCCCGGGTGCAGATATCATTAGTGTTTCACCGACCAGAAACCAGGTCGATCTCATTGGTGATGTTGTTTATTCCCAGATAAAAGGAACTCGTTCTGTCAGACAGCTTCACATGTCAGTTCTTGTCCCACGAACAAATGATTTAAAACCAGCCATTATTTATTATCCCGGCGGCGGATTCATGTCTTCTGAACATGACAAATTTATTGAAATGAGAATGGCTCTGGCTGAAGCTGGTTTTGTTGTGGCCGCTGTAGAATACAGAACAATTCCTGATACATTTCCAGCACCAGTTGAGGATGGGAAAGCTGCAATACGTTACTTGAGATAACATGCCAGCGATTATGGGATTGATCCTCAAAGAATCGGAGTTCTGGGTGACTCTGCCGGTGGATGGCTTGCCCAGATGATGGGAACTACAAATGGTGACAAAACCTTTGATAAAGGTGACTTTCTTCAGCAATCAGCAGATGTTCAGGCAGTTGCCACACTTTATGGGATTTCTGACTTGTTGAATATTGGCGAGGGGTTCCCTGAATCTGTGCAGGAGGTTCATCGATCTCCTGCCGTAACCGAAGCCTTAATGATCAATGGCCCTGCATTCAGAAGTTTTGCGGGAGCCCCCATAACAGCGTCAAAAGAAAAAGCGCTAAACGCCAGTCCAATCGGACATATGAAAGGAGTAAAACCCCCATTTCTTATTATGCATGGTAGCAAAGACACTCTGGTTTCACCTGAGCAAAGCGCCAAACTATTCAGGATGTTGAAGAAGAACGGCGATAACGCTGAGTACGTTCTGGTAGAAGGGGCTGAGCATGGCGATAATACATGGTATCAGCCAATTATTATAAACAGAGTTGTTGAGTGGTTTACTAAAAACCTGGGAACCCCAATAAAAACCGCTACCCAACAACAAAAAACAAACGCTGACCTGTAAAAAGCAGCCCACACTTATGCGGGCTAACCTATTTCACTCGATTCAAAAGAAATTATTTTTAATGTGGTGTGCTTCGTGAAAATAAATTAATAACCAACACACCGGCACAAATCAACATCATGCCTATAATAGCTGGCAGGTCCAGCCGTTGGCCGAAAAATCCCCATGATAGTAAGCTAATCAGGACAATACCGACTCCTGACCAGATAGCATAAGCAATCCCTGTAGGAATATAAGCCAGCGTCTGAGCTAATAACCAGAATGATGCACAATAACAAATAATTGTACCAACAGATGGCCATAACCGTGTAAAACCTTCTGAAAACTTCATTAAGGTTGTACCAATGACCTCTGCAAGTATTGCACCACCAAGATAAATATAAGGATTCATAGCATATTCTTTCCTGTTCAAACTGGAGAGAATTGTACTACAGTTTGAACTCAACTCATCTGTTTCATCATTGTGTACCCATTGATGTTCTTTTATATACCCTCAATACCCGTTTCATCGCGGCACTCTGGCGACACTCCTTAAAAATCAGGTTCGTGCTCACCTTTCCTGCCCGTTCTCCCCGGGTAGCAAACCGATAATACACCGTTCGCCAGTCCTTACTATCAATGACCAAGATTCCTGCCCATATCATTTTAGCCGCAGCCTAATTTATGCTGGTTATTGTTACGTGTGAATTCAGTTAGCTGCATAAATTGTCACGGAAGTGATACATCGATATTATCGAGAAATTCACTCGAATTTATACGATTGAAACTGCACTTATATCTGTTTTAAATACTCCGAACACTCTTTACAACAACTGTGTGAAAATGGAGATAATTAAAATGAAAAAGGGTTTGGCTATTTCATTCATTGCCGCCGTGTGTGCATTTGCTGCAAATGCGAGTGCTGAGGAAAGTAAAAACGGGTTTTATCTAACCGGTAAAGCCGGTGCCTCTGTGGCGTCGTTATCAGACCAGCGTTTTCAGTATGATGAAGGCGATTGGTCAACTGGATTTAAGGGCAGCAACAACCATGACACGGCGTTTAGTGGTGGTATCGCAGCGGGTTATGACTTTTACCCACAGTTCAGTATTCCTGTTCGTACGGAGCTTGAATTTTATGCCCGCGGAAAGGCTGATACAGAATACAATCTTTTTAAGGACGACTGGGTGCGAGCTGACATGAAGAATGAGGTGTCAGTCAACAGCCTGATGTTGAACGCGTACTATGACTTCCGGAACGACAGCGCATTCACCCCTTGGGTGTCCGCAGGGATTGGTTATGCAAGAATTCATCAGAAATCAACGGGTGTCATCACCTTCGATAATGGATACGGATACAGTGACCGCGCATCTGATTCCCGTTCAGATTCTTCTGATAACTTCGCATGGAGCCTTGGTGCTGGCGTCCGCTATGACGTAACTCCAGATGTCAGTCTGGACATCAGTTATCGCTACCTGGATGCAGGTGATGCCAATGTGACTTATACCGATGATTGGGGCGATAAATATAAATCAGATGTTGATGTAAAAAGTCATGACATTATGCTTGGTGTAACCTATAACTTCTGAACAAACCTTTTCTAAATTATAATTACACGCTTACTGTGATTAACTAAAGCCCCCTGCAATATATTGCTATGGGGGGCTCTTTCGCTCATCGTGCAGGATGATTTTTGCCTAATTCCGTTATCACCACAATAATATTCATCGACATTTTCTTAATGGACACCTGAAAATATTTTATCGGGTAATATTCCGAGATTTTATTGTTTTTATTCTTTTCCGTTATCTCTGATAATATTGTAAGCATCCGGTGAACTCGCCTTGCGTGGACTAGCCAGTCGTTGTAGCACTGACGCCGCTGCGTTGAGTTCTTTTTTTCGCCATCAGCTCTCCTGCTTCTGTAGATAAAGAAGAGACAGAAGAATGGCGTTGATCACAACGACCAGTAATGCGAATTCATCGGCCCCTCACACTGTTACCGCGGCAACGTCCTGCGCACAGAAGCTCTTATGCGTCCCCAGGTAATAAATAATTGCCTCTTTGCCCGTCATACACTTGCTCCTTTCAGCCCAAACTTAGCTTTGATTTCTGCGATCTTCGCCAGAGCCTGTGCACGATTTAGAGGTCTACCGCCCATGACAGGAAGTTGTTTTACTGGTTCAGGTATCGCCTCACCACGGTTAATTCGCGCGGTCATACAGGTCAGCTCATCGGCAGCTTTACGCCGTAATTCCGCGTCAGTCAGCGCATTGGCCCGCATGTTCTGGTACAGATTGGTAACCAACCAGTAGTGCGCGTTTGATTTCCATGGATAAGACTCTGCGTCCGGATACAGGCCACGCTTCCGGCAATACTCGTAAACCATATCAACCAGCTCGCTGGCGTTTGGCAGCCCGGCGGTAACGGATGCTTCTTCACGGCACCAGGCAACAAACTGCCCGGGTGATGGCAGGAATGGTCGATTCTGCCGACGGGCTACGCGCATTCCAGCGTTAACCTGTTCCATCGTGGTGATCCCATTTTCCCGGAAAGCCAGAACCCACTGGCGGCGGATTTCGTTCAGTTCGTTCTGGTCCCGGTTAGCCAGGCTCGCCGGGAAAGTTGCCAGTAACTGGCTGAACACACCATTGATAATCTGCGCTACCTGCTGTACCTGCGGCTTTTCGTCGTACTGTTCCGGCATGTTATTGGCGATCCGACGCATCTGCTCACGGTCAAAGTTAATCATCTGTGCGGCGATGTTTTTCATAGATCCACCCCGTAAATCCAGTCTGTGTTTGTCAGGTCGAGTTTTGGTTTTCCGGCTGTCACGCCAGCCTGTTGTTTGTTACGGTTGATTTCGAGTTGGGTCCACTTGTCGCGAAGTTTGGCCGGGCTCAGCACGTTACCGGACCAGAAGTTGTCCTGGCATGCCCAGCGGAAAAGCACGCACATGTCGCGGTGGTTACGTCCGTCACGTTCACGCATCAGGCGGATATCGTTAGCCCACCCTGCAAAATTCGGTTTTCTGGCTGATGGTGCGATGGTCTTCACCATGTCAAACATCCACTCTGCGGCGGTCAGGTCTTCTGCTGTCCCCCACTTGCTGCCGCTCTGAATTGCAGCATCTGGTTTCACCACAGGAAGATCGTTTTCTGGTTGGTCAGAGGATTCGCCAGAATTCTCGGACGAAAAAGGTTTTATATTGTCTTTTGTTAGTTTGTCTTTTGTGTTTACCTGATTCGGGTAAACGCCTTTACCTGATTTGGGTAAACTTTTCTTACCTGATTCAGGTAAATTTACCTCTTTCAGGTAAACTTTATTTTTCTTACCTGATTCGGGTAATGTTGACCATTCACTGACCACATTATTAATACCGATATTCCGCCCGCTCTGAATCAAAATCCCACGCTTTACCAGAACACTTTTTGCAGCAGAACACTTGTGCGGTAATATCCCGGTCAATCCGGACAGTTGCTCGTTGCTCACCCAATCCAGTTTTTTATTAAAGCCATATGTTTTGCGCATGACAGCCAGGAAGACCAGAAGCTGGTGCTGTGTTAATCCGGCCAGCATCACAGCTTCCAGCAACTCATTTGCAATGCGCGTATAACCATCATCGAGATCTGCCACGCGCGGCTCCTTTTGTGCCGCATCCGGCACTGGAAAATTGAATATCTCAGCAGTGTTTGCCATAATTCCTCCCGCAATGAGTGTGTTACGATTTGCACCTGAAAGTCGGTTCTGTTCCAGCAGACCGGCTTTCGCCATTTCTGAACCTGTCATATCGCCCCCAGCATGGTAGTAACCATCGCCATCAATGGACCAGCCAGATCTGGGTCCACACGAAACATCGATACAATACCTTCACTAATTTCCTTCAGTTTCTGGTGGCGTGGTGCGTTGAGAATGACAGCCTGTTTTGCCTCACTGAGTTCCTTTTCCATTTCAGCCAACCTAGCCATGAAGCTATCCTGCTCAACCAGGTAACCGCGATATTCCAGCGGTAGTACCGCCAGAATTGCCGGGGTCAGTTCACGCACGTTATTTCGGTATTTTTCAGAATCGAATTTGTTATCGAGGAAGCGGAACAGCTTCTGGCGTGCACGGCTGACATCATCAGGGAAATCGATGGTGCCGCCGCCCTGCTCCCGATACTCATTCACAATGAGTGTGGCAACGACATCCTGATTATCTACAGCCGACCAGGCGCGGACGGCATCACGGATTTTTTCGTGGCCTGCCACCTGTTTTGTTTGAGAACGATTTATCACCGCAGTCGGGCTAAATCCGCTAGTCTGTTGGTATGTAAGTGGTTGCATAGTCATTGCCTTATCAGTTAACGCCGCAGTTTAGGCGGCAGAATTACTCGCGTTAAACAATGGTGCGAGGTCGGGACGAATATCTGCTGGTTTAATCTTTCCACCAGTGGCTGAGACAATTTTCATTACATAGCGGGCATCAATTCCGCCACCGTGTAGCCAACGCCAAACTGTGGGTTGGGCTACACCGCATAGATCTGCCAGTCGTTTTTGACTGCCTGTAATACTGATTGCGAGTTGAATGGTTTGATTTGTCATTATCAATTCCTATTGGTATTGCAATGAATGAATAATAGCAATGCGTATTAATCCAAGCAATAGCAAAACGTGTTTTGACCATCAATACGCAAGCGTATAAATTAAAACTTATGAAAAAAGAAACTCTTGCTGATCGCTTAAATCTAGCGATGGAACAATCTGGAATGTCTCAAGGCGCTCTTGCAAAGGCGTCTGGCGTAGCTCAACCCACAATCTGGAGACTGACAAGCGGCAACGCGCGCGGCTCAACAAAAATTGTTGAAATAGCTAATGCATTGGGTGTTCGAACAGAATGGCTCTCTTCAGGCATAGGCCCGATGAGAAATGACGGTCAACAATCAGGGAAGCCTGCTGTCAGCCATTCCAAATACTTCAAAATTGACGTTCTTGATATAGAAGTCAGTGCCGGGCCGGGTGTAATCAACCGTGAGTTTGTAGAAGTTCTACGCTCGGTTGAATACTCGTTTGACGATGCTCGTCACATGTTCGATGGCAGGAAGGCGGAAAATATCCGCATCATTAACGTGCGTGGTGACAGCATGTCAGGAACGATCGAACCAGGTGATCTGCTGTTCGTTGATATCACGGTTAAATCTTTCGACGGTGATGGTATCTATGCGTTTCTGTATGACGACACCGCCCATGTAAAACGCCTGCAAATGATGAAGGATAAGCTGCTGGTTATCTCTGATAACAAGAGCTACTCACCGTGGGACCCGATCGAGAAAGACGAGATGAACCGCGTGTTCATCTTCGGGAAAGTCATCGGGAGCATGCCGCAGACATATAGAAAGCATGGGTAGAAATCAGAACAAAATTATGCACTTCGCTTTTCAGCTTACTGTAGTAAGGCAATAAATTAGGCTTGACGTTAGCTATCAGGTGCACAACAATAATTGTTGAATAATAGGTTTTTTTAACTAGGTGATAACATGGCAGCGGTTGAATTTCAATTGTCTAGGAAGATGATTGATTGGATAGCAAATTCTCAAGGAGTTTCTATCGAAACTCTTGCTGACCAAGTCATGCCCAAAAAGATTAATAAATTTCTTAACGGAGTGGTAAGTAAATCCGCAGCAGAAAAACTGGCAAAAATTGGAGGAATCCCTTTCGGTTTTTTATTTCTTGAAACGCCACCAACTCCAGCCAAACCCAAGATCCCTGACTTAAGGCAAGCTATAAATAGCCGTGAGTTAGGAAAAGATTTTTTTGATGTTTACTATGATATAGAATATAAACTTGAGTGGTACAAAGACTATTTAAGAGAAAATGGTAATGATGATCCACTCGATTTTATTGGTAAATTTAAATTTAATAGAAAATTAAATTATAAGGTTGTTGCTACAGACATAGCAAACACAATACATTTTGATATACAAAAAGAGATAAAAAATGTCACTTTTGAGAGCTATTTTTCTAAAGTGGCAAAATTAATAGAAGACACTGGCGTATTAGTTTTCAAGAATGGTGTTGTGGGTAATAATAATAAAAGAAAACTTGACACGCGAGAGTTTCGTGGTTTCTGTATATCTGATAGCGTTGCTCCGATCATTTTTGTAAATAGCTCGGACGCGTTATCTGCGCAGGTATTTACATTATTTCATGAGGTGGCTCATCTTTGGCTTGGAGTCGATGGAGTCTCTGGGTGGGACACAGAAAAAAACATAGAATCTTTTTGTAATAAAGTTGCTGCTGAAATCTTAATGCCTGATAATCTCTTCAAATCTTTCTGGCTTAATGCATCCAGCGATAATAATTATTATCGAGTAAAAGAGGTTTCTAAGTTATTTAAGGTTAGTGATTTCGCTTGTGCAATCAAAGCGTTACAATTAGATTTGATAGAAAGAAACACTTTGGAGATAATTAAAGATCAAGCTTACAATAAGCCCAAAAAAGAATCTAATGGTGGTTCTTTCTTTAACACATTACCTGTTCGTAACAGTCCAAAACTTACGAATATAATAATTTCCAAAGCAATGTCTCAACAATTACCATTAAGGGAAGCAGGCGTACTGCTAAATGTAAAAGCAGATACAGTTGTTGAATTTTATAAAAAACGAGAATCTCTATGATTCATAATGGAAAATTCTTAATTGATAGTAATGTCTTCATAGAGGCAAAAAACTTTGCATATAACTTCAATTATTGCAAAATATTTTGGGATTTTCTTCTCGCTTTACACATTAATGGTCTGATTTATAGCATTAATGCTGTAAAAAAAGAACTATGTGCAAAAGATGATCCATTGTGTAAATGGATTAAAGAAGAGTTACCATCATCATTCTTCGAAGATGAGCATAGTTCAATAGAAAATTATGCAAAGTTAATAAATTGGTCAACTAAATTAGATGTTACCGAAAAGGCAAAGTTTGATTTTGCAAGCCATGAAAAAGCAGATGCTTTTTTAATAGCCCATGCGATGACACATGGATATACTATTATTACCCATGAGAAACCATCCGGTGGCAAACCTAAAAAAAGAATAATGATCCCGGATGCTGCTGCTTCTCACGGCGTTAAGACATTAACACTATATGAATTTCTTCCAAGATACGCTAGTCATAATTTTTCTTTGAAATAAAACGTCCCGGCCACCGTGCCGGGTTTTCTTTTGCCTCCCCTCATCACACACACCGTTCAAAAAACCACCACAACCCCGCTTCAGTTATCGCTATGCGATGCAAGTCACAAAATTAATTCTTTTTGCTATCAAATATTTAATATCAAAACACATCTAGCAATAGCAATAAGTATTGATATCATCAATAGCAATAGCTATTATCACCATGTCGCAACAACACAACGATACGGCAATCACCTGATTCACCGTTGCGATGACCGCTTAGATCCGCAGCTTGAATTTCAGCAGGCTCCGGGGAGTGCGAGGGGTGAAGCGGACGCGTGAACGTCGGTGTGACCAGCTGAAATCAACTCAACACTTCATACCTTAGTCGCTTCAACGAGGCGGCTTAGTTATGACAACCGGCGGCCATCCACCGCCTGAATACGCGCAGAAGTCTCTATATGTTCAGCAGCCCAGCTTACGGGCAGGAGTTTTTATGGTTCATCAACATTACGGAACGCAGACCGTTAATCGCGGCGCGGTCATGCCAGGAATGCTGGTCAAACACAAAGATGGTACCTGGACTGCATCAGCTAATTTACGCGGACGGCTTTATCTGCATCGCGGCATCGAGCGCACTTATACCCGTGATTTGCTCGTGGAAGTTTTTCTCGACGGACGCGGTAACGGCCTGAATCACTAACCCCCCTTTCCTGTTTTCCTAATCAGCCTGGCATTTCGCGGGCGCTATTTTCACAGCCATTTTCAGGAGTTCAGCCATGAACGCTTATTACATTCAGGATCGTCTTGAGGCTCAGAGCTGGGCGCGTCACTACCAGCAGATCGCCCGTGAAGAGAAAGAGGCAGAACTGGCAGACGACATGGAAAAAGGCCTACCCCAGCATTTGTTTGAATCGCTCTGCATCGATCATTTACAACGCTGCGGGGCCAGCAAAAAAGCCATTACCCGTGCATTTGATGACGATGTTGAGTTTCAGGAGCGCATGGCAGAACACATCCGGTACATGGTTGAAACCATTGCTCACCATCAGGTTGATATTGATTCAGAGGTATAAAACGGATGAGTACAGCACTCGCAACGCTGGCTGGGAAGCTGGCTGAACGTGTCGGCATGGATTCTGTCGACCCACAGGAACTGATCACCACTCTTCGCCAGACGGCATTTAAAGGTGATGCCAGCGATGCGCAGTTCATCGCATTGTTGATCGTCGCCAACCAGTACGGCCTTAATCCGTGGACGAAAGAAATTTACGCCTTCCCTGATAAGCAGAACGGCATCGTTCCGGTGGTGGGCGTTGATGGCTGGTCCCGCATCATCAATGAAAACCAGCAGTTTGATGGTATGGACTTTGAGCAGGACAATGAATCCTGCACATGCCGGATTTACCGCAAGGACCGCAATCATCCGATCTGCGTTACCGAGTGGATGGATGAATGCCGCCGCGAACCATTCAAAACCCGCGAAGGCAGAGAAATCACCGGACCGTGGCAGTCGCATCCCAAACGGATGTTACGTCATAAAGCCATGATTCAGTGTGCCCGTCTGGCCTTCGGATTTGCTGGTATCTATGACAAGGATGAAGCCGAGCGCATTGTCGAAAATACCGCATACACTGCAGAACGTCAGCCGGAACGCGACATCACTCCGGTTAACGATGAAACCATGCAGGAGATTAACACTCTGCTGATCGCCCTGGATAAAACATGGGATGACGACTTATTGCCGCTCTGTTCCCAGATATTTCGCCGCGACATTCGCGCATCGTCAGAACTGACACAGGCCGAAGCAGTGAAAGCTCTTGGATTCCTGAAACAGAAAGCCACTGAGCAGAAGGTGGCAGCATGACACCGGACATTATCCTGCAGCGTACCGGGATCGACGTAAGAGCTGTCGAACAGGGGGATGATGCATGGCACAAATTACGGCTCGGCGTCATCACCGCTTCAGAAGTTCACAACGTGATAGCAAAGCCCCGCTCAGGAAAGAAGTGGCCTGACATGAAAATGTCCTACTTCCACACCCTGCTGGCTGAGGTTTGCACCGGTGTGGCTCCGGAAGTTAATGCTAAGGCGCTGGCATGGGGAAAACAGTACGAGAACGACGCCAGAACCCTGTTTGAGTTCACTTCCGGCGTGAATGTTATTGAATCCCCGATCATCTATCGCGACGAAAGTATGCGTACCGCCTGCTCTCCCGATGGTTTATGCAGTGACGGCAATGGCCTTGAGCTGAAATGCCCGTTTACCTCCCGGGATTTCATGAAGTTCCGGCTCGGTGGTTTCGAGGCCATAAAGTCGGCTTACATGGCCCAGGTGCAGTACAGCATGTGGGTGACACGAAAAGATGCCTGGTACTTTGCCAACTATGACCCGCGTATGAAGCGTGAAGGACTGCATTATGTCGTGGTTGAGCGGGATGAAAAGTACATGGCGAGTTTTGACGAGATGGTGCCGGAGTTCATCGAAAAAATGGACGAGGCACTGGCTGAAATTGGTTTTGTATTTGGGGAGCAATGGCGATGACGCATCCTCACGATAATATCCGCGTAGGCACGATCACTTTCGTCTACTCCGTTACGAAGCGAGGCTGGGTATTTCCCGGCCTTTCTGTTATCCGAAATCCCCTGAAAGCACAGCGGCTGGCTGAGGAGATAAATAATAAACGGGGAGCTGTATGCACAAAGCTTCTCCCGTTGAGTTAAGAACGAGTATCGAGATGGCACATAGCCTCGCTCAAATTGGAGTCAGGTTTGTGCCAATACCAGTAGAAACAGACGAAGAATTTCATACGTTAGCCGCATCCCTTTCACAAAAGCTGGAAATGATGGTGGCGAAAGCAGAAGCAGATGAGAGAGACCAGGTATGACAACCACTGAATGCATTTTTCTGGCAGCGGGCTTCATATTCTGTGTGCTTATGCTTGCCGACATGGGGCTTGTTCAATGACACCTCAGCAAGAAAACGCCCTTCGCAGCATTGCCCGTCAGGCTAATTCTGAAATCAAAAAAGCCAGACAGCAGTTTCCGGATAATAACGTCGATGACATTTGCCGTAGCGTACTAAAGAAGCACCGCGAAACGGTAATGCTGATGGGATTCACACCGACTCATTTAAGCCTGGCGATCGGCATGTTGAACGGCGTCTTTAAGGAACGGTGAACATGAAAAGCAAAATCATCAGGGAGCTACAGGCTCCTTTTTTATTATTCGCATTTACCCTCAAGCGTATTAACCAACAATTCAGGGATTAATGAAAGATGGCAGACATCATTGATTCAGCATCAGAAATCGAAGAATTACAGCGCAATACAGCAATAAAAATGCGTCGTCTGAACTACCAGACTGTATCCGCAACTCATTGTTGTGAGTGTGGCGATCCGATAGATGAGCGAAGACGCCTGGCTGTTCAGGGTTGTCGGACTTGTGCGAGTTGCCAGGAGGAGATCGAACTTAAGAACAAACAATGGGGACTGTGATGGCCTCAAAGCAGCAAATTTCAACATCGTCCAACTGAGGTGTAAAAATGTTCAGAATCATTTTTCCTAACACCTGGTACGTCGACCACCACGGCACTCCCTGCAAAATCCTGCGTTCTACCCACAACAAAGTTCACTACATCCGAAAAGGCAGAACATGTATCGCCAGCATGTTCCGCTTTAATCATGACTTTGAACCTGTGAATAAAGCTGATGCAGATCGGATAGCAGAAGAGATCGAAACGGCAGAACACATTAAGAAGTTACGTGACATGCGTTCAAAAAGCAGAGGTAACCATGGAATCATACAGCCTCACACTCGATGAGGCCTGTCAGTTTCTTAAGATATCCAGACCAACCGCCACCAACTGGATACGAACAGGCCGCCTACAGGCAACACGCAAAGACCCCACTAAACTAAAATCTCCTTACCTCACAACACGACAAGCCTGCATTGCGGCGCTTCAGTCTCCGCTGCATACTGTCCAGGTGAGCGCGGGTGATGGCATAACAGAGGAAAGAAAATGTCACTCTTCCGCAGAGGTGAAATATGGTACGCCAGTTTCACATTGCCGAACGGTAAAAGATTTAAACAGTCTCTTGGAACAAAGGACAAAAGGCAGGCGACAGAGCTCCATGACAAGCTAAAGGCTGAAGCATGGCGGGTCAGCAAACTTGGTGAAATACCTGATATGACGTTCGAGGAGGCGTGTATCAGGTGGCTCGAAGAGAAAGCACATAAAAAATCACTGGACGATGACAAAAGCCGGATCGGATTCTGGCTTCAACATTTCGCAGGAATGCAACTAAGAGACATTACTGAATCAAAAATTTATTCAGCAATGCAGAAAATGACGAACCGGCGTCATGAGGAAAACTGGAAACTCAGGGCAGAAGCATGCAGAAAAAAAGGGAAACCAGTTCCAGAATACACGCCAAAACCAGCGTCCGTTGCAACGAAGGCTACGCATCTTTCATTTATAAAGGCCCTGCTAAGAGCCGCAGAGCGTGAATGGAAAATGCTGGATAAGGCACCAATTATTAAAGTGCCTCAACCAAAGAATAAACGGATCCGCTGGCTGGAGCCCCATGAAGCACAAAGGCTGATTGATGAATGTCCGGAGCCATTAAAGTCTGTTGTTGAATTTGCACTGGCAACAGGCTTAAGACGCTCGAACATCATCAACCTTGAATGGCAACAAATAGATATGCAGCGCCGGGTGGCATGGATAAACCCGGAAGAGAGTAAATCAAACCGCGCAATTGGCGTTGCGCTGAATGATACTGCATGTCGCGTATTGAAAAAACAAATCGGGAATCATCACCGTTGGGTATTTGTGTACAAGGAAAGCTGTACCAAACCAGACGGAACGAAAGCGCCAACAGTAAGGAAGATGCGGTATGACGCAAACACAGCCTGGAAAGCAGCGCTGAGACGGGCTGGTATTGATGATTTCAGATTTCACGACTTGAGACACACCTGGGCAAGTTGGCTGGTTCAAGCCGGAGTCCCGTTGTCAGTGTTACAGGAAATGGGAGGCTGGGAGTCTATCGAAATGGTTCGTCGATATGCTCACCTTGCACCTAATCACCTTACCGAACACGCACGGCAAATAGACTCGATCCTGAACCCATCGGTCCCAAATTCGTCCCAGTCAAAAAATAAGGAAGGTACTAATGATGTGTAACTTATTGATTTAAATGGTGCCGATAATAGGAGTCGAACCTACGACCTTCGCATTACGAATGCGAAGTTTTTATATTTTAACTGCTTGAACAACCATCAGAAATCACAAATTTATCATTTTAAATCATAATATTAAAACAAAAAACCTGTTGATGTAAATTGATGAGTGTTGATGTTTATCCTTTCAATTTACTTACACCAGCCGTTACATTACTGTAAACCGTAATCCCCAACAGGAACCCTAAAAATGGCGCTTTCAAGACAAAAACTAACCTTCGAACGAATTCGAAGATTTACTTTACCTGAAGGGAAAAACCAAGTTTTCCTTTGGGATACGGACGTAACAAGCTTGGCATGTCGAGCAACTCGTGGAGCAAAAGCCTTTGTATTCCAAAGCCTGTATGCGGGAAAAACCCTTCGCATGACCATTGGCAACATTAACGATTGGAGGATTGATGATGCGAGGGCCGAAGCCAGGCGACTGCAAACATTAATCGATACTGGGATAGATCCGCGTATAGCTAAGGCGGAAAAAATTGCTGAAGCGGAATCACAGCAGGCTGAATCTCGTAAAACGAAGGCAACCTTTTCAAGCGCTTGGGAAGATTATCTTGATGAATTGAGAACCGGAATCAGCGCAAAAACTAAACGCCCCTACTCTGCACGCTACATTGCCGATCACGTTAACTTGTCCAGTCGTGGAGGCGAAAGTAAAAAAAGAGGCCGGGGCCCAACCTCACCTGGGCCACTGGCTAGCCTGCTCGACCGACCATTATCAGAACTAACACCAGAGAACATTGCCGAATGGCTAAGTACAGAGAGACAAAATCGGCCTACCGTCACTGCTCATGCCTACCGTCTGTTGCGTGCATTCATCAAATGGGCTAATTACCAGAAAAAATATCAGGGAATAATCCATGGCGATCTTGCACAAGATCATAACGTGAGAAAAATGGTTCCAATATCAGCGAGCAAAGCGGGAGATTGCTTACAAAAAGAACAGCTCAAAAGCTGGTTCAGTGCCGTGCGTAGCCTCAATAATCCCATTGCATCAGCCTATCTCCAAGTGCTTTTGCTCACCGGTGCACGGCGTGAAGAAATTTCCTCACTTCGCTGGTCTGACATAGATTTCAAATGGTCAAGCATGCGAATTAAAGACAAGATCGAAGGCGAGCGAATTATCCCCCTCACTCCCTATGTTTCTGACTTGTTACGCTCACTGATGGAGATCCCCAATCGTGGTACAAACGAGGAGAATTGGGTTTTCAGAAGTAACAGCAAAAGTGGCAAAATTATTGAACCGCGTTCAGCACATAATAGAGCATTAACTCGCGCGGAGTTACCACATATCAGCTTGCACGGATTGCGCCGTAGTTTTGGGACCCTCGCTGAATGGGTCGAAGTACCAACAGGTATTGTTGCGCAGATTATGGGCCATAAGCCTAGCGCTCTTGCTGAAAAGCACTATCGCCGCCGTCCATTAGATTTGCTAAGAAAATGGCATGAAAAAGTTGAATTATGGATCTTAGAAGAAGCAAAAATAAAAAACAACGTTGATAAGCGTTGATTTTATCAAATATCAACAACTTACATAAAATCACATGTGTTGACAGAAATTTTTTTTCAGTTATCTTTTATTACTGCTAACTACATTCACTCACTAAGCAGGAGATTAACTACAGTGACTAACCCAATAACTGTATCAAGAGAAGACCGAAGTGCGGAAATCAGAGCGAGATGGGGTTTACATCCGACTAAAAACAAAAGTTCTAATTTTTGGGAAACAACAATTCAGCGTTTTAATAATAGTAGTACTGACCGAATACTACCTCTTTGGCACCGTGTTTCAAAACTTTTAGTTGCTATTAGGAATGTAGTCAATACTATAACATGCCCTTTTCCACCAAAGGGGAATACTTCCCGCTCACGCCGAAGTTCAACAACGTCATCAAAAAACTCATCATCATCTTCATCGGATGGTAGTAGTAGCGACCCCGATCCCGATAGAGACCCCATATTCACCCCTTTTCATTTCATTCTTTCATCTCTGTTAAAAACAATGATCGTCTTATTTGCCCACATATCAAATGTTGGGGTGATGAAATGAGCGATATCAAACATCAAAAACCCTCTCAGTCACAACTAATTTCTACCCGCGAGTTAGCTAATATTATTGGCTATGAAGTACAAACTATTCGAGCTTGGCTTTGCAAAGACAAACTGCCTAATGGTTTACCGCGACCGAAGAAAATTAAAAACCGACATTATTGGTCACGTAAAGACATTGATAGATACCTATTAACCTTCTCAGTATATAGTAACTAATAGAGGCCTCCCCCGGCTATTCTAAAGAATAGCCGGGTTAGTTAATACAAACCTTCCATTAACAATGGGGGGAGATTAATACTATTTATCACATCTCACATTAACAAAATTCAAGGTCACATATGAAAAAACGCATCACTTTCAGCGTAAACAATAGTTCTACTATTGATGCAATTGACGACTATAGCAATGCAAAAGGATACTCCAGGTCAGAGGTGATATCATTTTTATTAAACGCCACAGTCCCAGCATTGAATAAAATAACATCGCAATATCATATAGCTCAAACTTTGGAGTCAACATTAGGCTGTATTTTTGAAGAGAAGGCCCCGTCAATAGCACGGGGGGAGCCAAAATTAACTTACGAAGAGTTTTTTCATTCCGTCTGGAACACTCACATTCGACACCGGAACGAGGTTATCGACCAGAATTTTTATGCACACAAAATATCTCATGATAAGATGGGGAAGAGTGAAAAAAAATTAATTCATGAAAAGCTCACATACATTATAAAAAGCTTCAATGTAAAAAAAGCAATTTTTATTTACACAGATCGGCGCGTGAACCACAAACATCTAATTGCAGGAGGGTTGTCAAATATCATACTGATAAAGGAAACAGTTTACGATGGTTGTTTTTTTGATTTGAGCAGCATTGTGATTATGCCAATCTTTGAACTTATTACATTTGGAATTGAAGAGGTATTGAAAAGAAATAAAATCCACCATAAACAATCATGCTATTGCTGGATACCAATTTATTACACAAATGATCTAGCGGTAATGGTCCCGGTGATTGCCGAAGGCGATACACCTCAAAAGGCGATGAAAGGAGGAGATGCCATCATTATTAACCCCTTTAACGGTGAAGTAAACCATACTTTCTGATACCAATGTTAAGCATAACCACTTAGTTGCATACATCTCGACAGTATGGAGTTAGTACCTAATAGCTTGATGAGGGTAAAAGATGCCTACTAACAAAGCAAAATCAAAGAAAATTCTAGGAAGGCCTGAAGGAAGTAAATATTACCATTTAATTCAGAGTGAGAAGGCTAAGCATTACTCTCAATCCAAGGTGGCAAAGATCTTAGGAATAAGTATTTCCACGGTAAAAAGACACTGGGATAACGGCATCTTTGGGTGATTATAATTGCAGAGTTGCTTTTTAAGTATTTTACTGCATGGGTAATGGGTTGATAACAAGTTTTATTGTTGGAAAGGTATTATATAACAGTCATTACTATTAATAGTTAATTAATATAAATAACCACAGACATTCATCTATGTCTTATCATATTACTATATACGGCTTTAGAAAACCGTAGAACTAACTACAAGGGTATACATATGGAATTATATCATGGTTCCCATGGTGAGCATGTACTCGCCTATAGAAAGCATATTGAGCGAGTCGTTAATGATGCTGTCAGTGAATTCCCTAGAACAATGGCATTACGTGTTGATGCCCATTACCCCCCTATTTTAGATAGAGGTGATACGGTTTGCTGCTTTCCTAATCTAGAGCCTGGTGCCATATCCCGTTTCCGTAATGCATTAAATGCCATGTTGGAGGCCAATGAGAGAGCCAGAGCCGCCAACGGTAAAAGAATATATTCAAATCGTGTTCGTCATGTTTGGGTAAGGGAGTTTTCCGAAGAGGGGAAATGTCATTTTCATCTTGGTCTTTTTTTTAACAAAGATGCTTATTACCATTTAGGTGATTATGAGGCTGAAAGCAATTTACGGATGATGATTGTAAGGGCATGGTACAGTGCCCTGGGGTTGGAACTGGATGATTATCCGGGATTAGTTCACTACCCTGAAAATTGTCGTTATATATTAGACGTCAATGATTTTAACTTTGAAGGAGAATACAATAAATTACTGAATCGCTTCGACTACCTAGCTAAACTCGATACAAAAGCATATGGAGATGGCGACCGTAGCTTCGGCTGCAGTCGCGGTTAATTTATTTTTTACAGCAATGGCCTTTCTTATAGATGGAAAGGCCAGACCTTATATATCAAGACGATGGTGAGCGATAAAGTATTGTTTTCAAGTAATCATCTGTTGCAGTAAACTCAGGGAGTTGGCCACTCATGGCCTGTGTTAGTGGAATAATCTTTGTCCTGACTCCCATCCCCCTGAAATCAACGTAACCATAATCACGTAAGACTTCCATAATAATCGTATTACGTGGTGAACGCTGACCTGCAACCATCTTTTCAACCGACATCGAATTATTCAGTGCCCCTGGGCTAATAACTTCAAATCGATTGCTATACAAGCCAATCTCTATCTCAACAAAGCGTGTCCAGTCACGATGAGCCAGTGCATTTACAACAGTTTCGCGAATAGCTTCCAGTGGATAGTACCAGGTTGTTTCACGACGTAGATGCGTATCGGGTAGAGGAGCCTCTGAAGTGATAAAGGGCATGATAGTCGACATCAAACGCTCAATCAATCCACCATCGATCAAAGCCTTTCCGGCTTCCTCAGTATCAAAACGCCCAACCATTGGACCATCCAGAATATCATCGAGTAACGGTTGGTACTCCTTATCCTCGCTGGCAAACGCAAAGACTCGGATACCTGATTGACGTAAATACTGGCGTGGATGTTTACCGAAGAGCACCAACCCGGCAATTGTACAACAGACATTTTCACCCGCTTGTGTCAGAAAACTTAATCCTAACAACCGTTGTTGCCATTGTTCCTGAGTCTCAGGAATATCAGGATCACGCAAAATATCACGCAGATAATTCAGTAAACGTGCGGCTTTGTTGAATAAATCGAACTTTTGCTGAGTTGAAGGATCAGATCACGCATCCTC